TGCGCACCGGGGCGGTGACGGTCGCGGACACGATGTCCTGCGACGAGACCGACTGGTTGTCCGCGGTCTGCATCGCGGTCAGCGACCCGGTCGTGATCCGCGGGATGTTGATCGAGTCGGTGCCACCGGGGAGCGGCATCGACCGGACGCGGTTCGCGAACGGCCGCCCGGCGCGGGCCAGGCCGGCGTAGTCGTCGATGAGCCAGAGCGGCGGCACGAACTCGCCGGCCGACGTCGTGTCGGTGCGGCTCACCGCGCGCTTCTCGACGAGGCCGTCCCGCTCGAGCGCCCGTGCGAGGACGGGGCTGTAATGCGAGACCTCCTCGAGGAGGCTGTCGATGCCGAGCGAGGCGCGCTTCTCGCGCTCCTCGTTGCGCTTCTTCATCTCGGTGCGCATCTCGGCCGCGTGGCGGCTGATCCGCTCGTCGGCTCCGGAGAGCCCGGCACCGGTCGTCTTGCGGGCGAGGTCGAGCAGGTACGACTGCCCGTTCCCCCGCTCATAGGTGAGCGGCTCCCGCTCGACCGTGATCGTCCCGGACGGCGTCGGCTGCGCCTTGCGCGCCTCGTCGAGCTTCACGAGCTCGTCGTGGCGTGCCTTGCGCGTCTCGAACTCCTCGTCCGCCGCGGCGAACGCGGTGCCGAGCGTGTCCCGCTTCTCCTGCGGCGTGTCGTCGGCGAGGTCGAGGATCTCGTCGGCGATCTTCTTGCGGGCCTCGACGGCAGCGTTGTACGCCGCCCGGGCCTCTGCGAGCTTGTCCATGATCGGGTTCTCCCTTGGGGTTCAGTCTGTGGTGGCCATGCGTGCGCGCGTCCGGAGCTTCAAGAGCTCGACGGCGCTGGCCGTGTCCCCATCCGCCGAATCGGACGGCGCGACGGGCTTGCGCTCCACCGGGTTCACGGTGCGAGCGTTGAGTCGGTCCCCCGGGTTCACGGAGCGACCGCCGTACATCGAAGACGTGGCCTGGCTGTCCGCCTCGGCCGGGTCGTCTTCGTTCGCTTCGCCCTGGATCAGCGTCTCGATCGTGGCGAGCACCTCTGCCATCGCGTCACGGTCGGGCCCGTCGTCGGGCTCGGTCTCGGACGCGATGAAGTCGCAGCCGGCCTCCCACATCTCGGTGAGGGCCAGCAGGCTGGGCATGTCCGCGCGGAGCTCCTTGACTCGCTGCGCTGCTGCGCGGCCGTTCTCGGTGACGGCGCTGTCGAGGAGCTCCTGGAGCGCGTCGACCGCCGTCTGGATCGCCGCCCTGGAGGATGCGCTGAGGATCTTGCCCTCGCGGGCCTCCCGGATCAGGCCGCGCAGCTCGCGCTGGTCGAGCTCGGCGTCGGTCTGCGGATAGGCGCCCTGCGGAACGACGGACACGTCGTAGAGGCCGCCGATCTCGAGGATGCGCCGCTGCGCGGTGCCACCCTCGAACGTCCACCGCTCCCTCGGCTCGCCGTCGTCGTCGAGGGCGACGCTGAACGCGAAGCTCATCTGATCGACGTCGCCGCGGCGCATCTTCGGCCCGATCCGCTGCACGTCGAAGTCGCTCGGGTCGAGCTTCGCCCACACCCGCAGACCGCGATCGTCGACGGTCAGATCGAGGGTCTTCGACCGGGTGCGGGCCATCGCGCTCGCCTGGTCGTGGACGTAGACGAGGTTCACGTCGGGGTCCTCGCCGAGGATGCGATCGAACGCGGCCGGGTCGATCTCCTCGGTGTACTCGCCGAACCAGAAGTCATAGAGCGGCAAACTGGAGCGGTCGAACACGGCCGCGTAGCCGCGCAACGTCGCGACGTCCGGGCTGCCTTCGCCCGGGTCGCGCCACTCGGCGTTCTGGAGTTGCACGGTGCGCCGCTCGACGCGGGGCTGCGCCTGCCGACGATGTGTGGTCATTGGGGCGGCCTCCCTTAGCCGAAGACGGACGTGACGACGGTGAATGTGCGGTCGAGCGTCGTGTGGTCGGGGCTCGTGGTTCGGACGCTGTACGTCCACTCGCCGGGCTGCGTCGAGACCGTGACGTCGAGGTGGTACAGGCCCGCGCTGTCGCGGATCACTTGGCCGCCGGCGAGCGTGTACGTGGTGGACGTCGTGTCGGGCGCGACGAGCTTGACGGTGATCGTCGCGGGGTCGACTGGGTCGCGGTTCTCGCGCAGCTGGATCGGGATCCGGACGGCCGTGCCGACCGCGTATTCGTTGAGCGGCATGGGCCTCCTAGAGGGTCAGCGTTACCCAGTAGAGCGTCGCGGCGCCAGCCGTCGCGGCCGGGGTCGGGTCGGTGCGCCCGCCGGTCGTACTCACCCACACCTTCAGCGGATCGGTGTTGTTGAACACGTAGATGCAGCCGAACTCGCCCAGGCCAGGGTTAACGACCGCGACGTTGTCGTTGAGCTCGGTCGCGGTCGTGAAGAACCCGCCCCGATCGACGTTCGTGAGGTCGTACAGACCGCCCGTGTGGAACCCGAGGAAGTCGCTGAAGCTGGGCGTGAAGCCCTGGCCGACATCGCCGCGGGCCGTGTCGTTCCAGGCCGTCTTGAAGTAGATGCCGAGCCCGATCAGAACCTCACCGACCGCTGGCGTGTAGAAAACGACACCGTTGTTCAGGCCGGGCGTGTCGAACTGGAAGTCGAACTTGTGAAGCACCATGTCCTCCTCCACGGCCTCGACGAGGAACCATGGGATGTCGCTCGCGATCACCTGGGCGGCCGGTGTGTCGCCGGGGCGAACCTCGACGCGGTCTTGCACGTAGGCGACGATCGGCGCCGCGGGCTCGTCGCCGACGATGACATCGACCGCGACGACTCGCCCGAAGGTCTGCTTCAGCGCGCTCAGAATCCCCGAGACGACGCTGGTCGCTGTCAGGCGCTTCCCGATCTGCTTCGTCATCGACGCTGAGACGACGACAGAGGCGGTCATCGCCTTCACGATCACCTTCAAAGCCGTTAGAGACGCCGTTACGGCGACAGACGTTGCCCGCAGCGTCTTGTTCACCTGACGCATCATCGACGCTGTGACGAGCACGCTCGTCGCTCGTAGCGTCTTCTGCGTCTGTCGCGTCATCGACGCCGAAACTGCGACAGAGGCGGTCATCGTCTTCACGATCACCTTCAGCGCGACCAGCGACGCTGTGACGGCCACGGACGTCGCGGTGAGCGACTTGTTCACTTGCCGCTTCATCGTCGCTGTCACCGCGATCGCCGTCGCCGTGAGCGACTTGTTCACCTGCTTGACGAGTGACGCTGTGGCGGCAACAGCCGTCGCTGTGAGCGGTTTGTTCGTCTGCCGTTGCATCGACGCTGAAACCGCGACGGCCGTGGCCGTCATCGTCTGCGGCGTCGTCGACCCGCCGGCGTGCGGCAGTAGCGGCTCGATGTGACGGGAGGACGATGCGGCCATATCGACCCCCCGTCGTCTGTGTTAGAACCCCGAAGGTGTCCGGGTGATGCCGCAGTAAGGGAACGCGAGGACGGTCGCGAACGACGCGAACGTCGCCGTCGCAGGCAAAGGCAGCGCTGTGGCTTGCTCGACGAGGCCGAGCATCCGGCCAGCGATAGCGGTGATCGCGGGCCCGTTGCCGCGCGTCGTGGTATTGCTGCACGTCCACGCCATGTAGTACGAGCCGGGTGCGAGGATGAACTCCGTGGCCGGCGTCACGTACTGCGTGACGGACACGGTGCCCATCGCCGTCGACCCGGTGCTATAGATGCGCGTACCCGCCGCCGAGTAGATGCCGAAGTCAACGTTCGTGGTCGTGTTCACCGAGCCGTTCAGCCACCAGACGCGGCGGACGGGGTATGGCCACGGCAGCGTGAACGGCACGTACACGGCGAGGTTCGCCGTCCATGTCGTCGCGGCGGGGCCGGACAGTGCGGCCATCGAGCGGCCCGCGATACCGCAAGATTGCAGCCCGAGCGTGGTGATGTGCGTCGGCAGTGTGTGCGCGGAGACGGGGGAGAAGTCGCTCATACCGTCGCCAACAGGTGCGCGTTGATCAACGGGAAGTAGCTGGAGCCGGGTGTCGCGAACGTGGCGGGGGTCGGCAACGTGACGGCACCGACCGCCTGCTGCTGCACACCACACGTCCTGAGCGTCTCGGCGTTCAAGCCTGCGCCCCGCTGGATCGTCGCCGTCGTGTTATCGACACACAACGCCAGGAAGTACGTGCCCGGAGCCAACGTCGTGTCCGTGATGTCGACGGGCGCCAATCCTGCGGCTGGAACCGCCGTCGAACCCTTCGACACGATCCGGTTCCCCGCGAAGTCGTAGATGCCGATGTCGAAGTTCCCCGACTGCACACCAACCTGGAAACTCATTTGGAACACGGTCACCGCGTACTCGAGTTGGACGGGGCAGTAGTAGGCGCGGTTCGCGGCGGGCCATGTACCGGCCGCGTTCAGGGCGCTCCCAACGTTCACCGTCGCGACACCAGCCACCGACGAGATACCAGCCGTGGTCAGGACCGCACCCGGCGGAACGAACGAGACATTCGGCCAGTCCGTCATGCGTACTTGAGGATTTTCCACTTCAGGGCGCGAGTCGTCCCCGTCGTCTGATTCACCTCGAACACCAACGACGTGGAATCCGTGAGCTCGTTCGAGATCGGCACGCTGATCTTGATCTGGTCATCGACGGACTGCGCGTCGTAGTACGTCTGCACATACGCGGTACGAGCGGTCCCGGCGGTGAGCACCATCTGCTTGATGCGGACGATCAGGGTGTCACCCGCCGCCAATGGGTTCGAGTCGATGTGGAGCGTGAACGTGCCGGCGACGTTGACGTTCGCGAGGTTGTCCGGGGTCGTCCCGACGTTCGTGTTGACGGTGCCGGTCGCCTGAGCGGTGACGGCCATTTATGCGAAAACGGCCTTGATGGTGAACTGGATCGCGTCGCCGCTCGAGAGCGGGATCCCTGCGAAGTCACCCTTGAGGAATAGATTGCCGCCCGACGCGGCATCGAACAGGCCCGCGACGGTCACCGTTCCCGAGCCGGTCGCCGTCCGCGTCCCGACCACCTGAAACGTGTCGTTCGTCACCGTCGTCGTCTGCCTACTCACCGTGCCGACCGTATGGTCGGTGCCCGCCGACGTCGACAGATCCACGAGCTTCTCCACCGTAGTCGGGCCGAGAGTCGTATCGGTCACGAGCGCCGTCGTCTGCACGCCCGTACCCCAACCGATGTTCAGCGGTGTCGTGCCGGCTCCGTTCAGCCGGTTCGTGATGATGTCCCGGCCTGCGTTGACTACGACTGTCGCCAAGCTATTTCGCCTCCTTCAAGAAATGTCGTAGGTTCCACCACAGTCGCCGAACACGGCTCTTGTGCCAGTACGAGACGACTCCGAGGTCCTCACGGGTGCCATCAGCGCGGATCACGACGGCGGCGATCGACGCCTCCTGCATCTGCTGCTTCGCGTCCATCTACTTGCGCTTCTCGCCCGGCGCGGCGGTCGCCTGCTCGACGCTGCCCGTGTCGAACCGGCCGAACGAGAAGACCGGCTCGAAGAACTCCTCACGCCGCTTCAGGATCGGATGGTCGGGACTCACGAGCTCGCCGGCCGCGATGAACACCTGATCGCCGTCGTACATCGTCGCGAACCCCTGCTTCGCCCGGTAAAACTTCGGCTTCTCTTTCGCCATGCTGATCGGCTCCTTATCCTTGCGTTCGTTTCGCGACGCCACCCGACGTGTACGTGTTCGTGAACGTCGACCCGACGAGATCGAAGGTGTTCGCGCCCGTGACAGTGACCCGCCAGTTCGCGCCGTTCGCCTCGACTGTGCCGCCGACACCCGAGATCGTGATGCGGTCACCGTTGTTGAACGTGTGAGCGACGGCCGTGACCTGGATCAGGCCGCCATGCGTGACGGCGCCGGTGATCACCTTCGCCAGTTGCTTCCGCTTGTGCTGGTCCTGCTGACCACCAACACCGCCCTGGTAGGTCACTGCTGCTGCTCTGACGAGTAGTTCGCTGCCGGGTCCGCGCCGATCTTCGGAACATGGTTCGACGGACCCATCGCGCCCGACTGCGGAGCCTTGCTCACCGTGCCCTTGCCAGTCACGGCGTTCTTGCCCGACACCTTCGGCTTGAACGTCGGCTGCGTCGCCACTACTTGCCCGTCTTCGGCATCTGCGCGGGCGGCACATGCGCCGGCACCGTCGCCGGCTGCGGGTTCCCTGTGCCGGTCTGGATCTTCTTGATCTGAACGCCCATCTGAACCCCTCTCTCTTCTTCTCAGTGCGGAGCGGACCCGATGGCCCGCTCCGCACTTCGTTCGTTGTGGCCTACGTGGTGCCGGTCATCGCCACGAACGCGCTCGAGGAGAGCACCTTCGACGAGTTCCTCCACCAGCAGTAGTACGCGCGCTGACCGACCGGGATGTTCCCCTGGCCGGCGCCGAACAGCGTCGGGATCAGCTCGATGTGGAGGCCGATCCGGTCGACGATCAGGAAGTACGAGAAGTCTCCGACGACCATGATCTTCGTCGCGTTCACGACGGTCGACTGCATCGCGGACGCCTCCCAGGCGCCGCGACCGAGGAGCGTCGCCCCGGTGTTGCCCGGCGTCGGCGACTGCGTCACGAGACCCTGCGAGATGTAGAGCCACAGGGCCGCGCCGCCGGCGGTGTCGATCCCGCGGACGACGTTGTAGATCGACCTGTTCGCGACGAACGACTCGTTCGGCCGGAAGCGCGGAGGCAGCGCCGCCTCGAGCGCGTACACGTCCTTCGCGGCCACGGTGAGGCCCGTGGAGGCCGCCGACGTCACCGACGCGCCGGTCACGAACCCCTGCGGGTTCACGCCGGTGCCGGCGCCGGTCACGAACGCCGTTCCCTCTTCGTCGTCCTTCGCGTCGCTGAACAGCTTCGCGAGCTCGCCGCCGATGTTGCCCCAGTCCTCCTCGATCTCGACCGAGAACGGGACGAACGCGTGCGCCTTCGTGACGGTCAGCGTCGGGGCGGCCATCGTCGGGCTGTTGTCCGACGCGACCGTTGCCTCTGCGACACGCGACGCGGTGATGGCACCCGACGAGACGCCGTTCCAGGTGTTCGACCCGGTGATCGTCTCGACGCGGCCGATTGCGCGCGCCGGGTTCACGACGCTGTTCGACGTCGGGATGACGGTCGGGTCGAGCGTGAACGGCACCGCCTGACCACCGGTCGTGGCGCCCGTCGACAGTGCGCGCTGCTCCTCGCCGCTGAGCGGCTTCCCGGCGAGCGCCTTGCCGAACGCGCGCCGATACGTCGGCGAGCCGGTCGCGAGGAGATGACGGGCCGTCTCGCCCGGCACCGTCTCCTGCGTGTTCTCGATGAGGTTCTCGAGATGATCCTGGACTTCCTCACGGGTCGGGCCGTTCTTGGAACGGTGCAGGCCGGGGAACTGGGCGAGTTCGATCGCGCGGAGCGCACCATCGCGGAGCGCCCGCTTCTGCGCGAACGGGTCGTCGGCGCGTCCCTCGTACTTCGAGAGGTCGAAGATGTCGCGCTCCTTCATCGAGCCTCGCATGTCGCGCTCGTGACGGAACGGATCCTTCCCCGACTCGACAGACCGCTCGTTGCCGGCGATCTCCCGCATGTACTTGTCGCGCGCCTCGAGCTCCGCGACGCGCTTCTTGATCTGGTCGTTCGTGTCCGCGAGCCGCGCGTACTCCACACGGACGTCGTCGGGGAACGGAAGACCCTTGTACTCGTCCTCGAGGCCCTTGACCTCGGACACGACGTCGTTCTGGTAGTTCGTGAGCTCCTCGACGGAGCGCAGGTCGTTCAGTTCGGTCGGCTCGTAAGCCATGATGCCCACTCCTCATCGTTCAGACGTGACGGTTCGCGGCGCTCCGTGTCCGAGGTGCCCTGGGGGCGGCGTCGTGACTGAGAGGGTGCGGCCGGCTTCTTTTTCGACCTTCCGGCCTGGTCGTCGATCTCGGGCTCCTCGTCCTCCGCGACTTCAATGGGCACGAGGTCACTGATCATCCCGAGGATGGCTTCCATCTTCGGGATGTTGGCCTGGTCGTCAGGCTCGTCCTGTTCCGCGATGTACTTCGCGGCGAGCTGGGTCATCTGCGCCAGGGTGTTGAGGTCTTCGACGTCCATGCGGAGCAGATCCGCCTCCTTCGCGCGCATCAGTTCGCGTGCCCGTGTCGGGTCGCGTTCGATCGCGTCGAACAGGAAACGGTCGGTCAGCGACCGGACCCCGGCGGTTGCGTCGTCATACGCTGGGAACGTCACGGGTCCGAACTCCATGACACGCGCCTCTTTGATCGTCCGTTCGGCGAGGCCGCGCGGGTTGTCATCGGACGGCTCGGGCTCCTCGTCGATCTCCTCACGCACGACCGAGAACCGGAACGACGCCCCGTACAGGCCAGCCTCGAGGCCGGGGATCAGTTCGCGGTTGTAGGCGGTGTCGAGGAGCGGAACCTCGTAGGCGGCTCCGGTGCTGTCCTCGCTGAGCATCTCCACCGGCCCGAGCGGCTTGTCACCGATCTGCGGGTCCTGGCCGTGCTGGAACAGCACCTTCGGCGTCTGCTCCCGGAACGTCTTCTTGAACGCGCCCGGAGCTATCCGCTCCATGAAGTTGCCTTCCATCCACGAGTCGATCTCGGTGAAACGGTTGAACACAGCGAAGTGTCCGTGCAGAGTCGGCATCCCGGAGTCGCCTGCAGCGCGCAGCTTGATCCCCTGCCTGATCGCGCGGATGACCGGCTGCCCCTGCTTGGCAGAGCCGTTGCTTCCCATTGAAGGGCCTCCTAGGGTGTGAGTGCCGGCGCTGCCGGCTTGCCGTTCGTCGCGGGCACGGTGGGTGGCCCGGCCTGGTGAGCCTGCACGGGGTCGAGGCCCGAATGGTTCCCGGTGAGCCTGTCGAGATCACCGGAAGTGACGGCCGACACGATCGCGTCCGGGTCGAACCCGGCGTTCCACAGAACAGAGATCGCGGTCGCGTCGAGGCTCATCCGCTCGCCGGCCTTCGCGATGTCCTCCCGCAAAGCCGGAATGTCCCGATCGTCGTACCAGAGTTCGTTCCCCGACGGGACGCGGACGGCGACGGCGAGCGCCCCGGCGGCTTTCCGCCACAGTTCGCGGATCGTGACGTCGGTGAACAACCGCATCGCGCTGTCGAAGTTGCCGGCGTTCAACGACGCGCCCTGCAATCCCTCGGAGAGACCGACGACGGCGGGCGGCGTGCCGGCCGCCGCGGCGATCCGGGTCTCGCCGCCGCCCTGCACGCTCTTGAAGTCCATCTCGACGAAGCTGGCGCCGACCGGCATCGGTGTCGCGCCGCCACCGACGAACAGCGTCTTCCACCGGTCCGCCTTGTTCTCGTTCTTCTCCCGCCACCACTGCTCGAACTTCCTTGCGTTGTCGGCGCTCACCGTCTTGTCGAGCACCATGAACAGGTTCGTGACGGCACCGTTCTCGAGGAACTTCAGCTTGTGGTCGGTGTAGCCGGTGTCGCCCATGATCTCCCGAATCACCGGGGTCAGCCACGACATGCCACGGAACCGTGCCAGCGGGTCGGGTGTCGGCGCGTAGTGGACGACCTCGCTGACGTCGAGCATGATCGCCCGGTCGGCGGCGCCGGGGCTGTTCGGGCCACCGGGGTAGTAGGAGTATCCGAGGATCTCCGCGTCGAGCTGGGTCGACGCGTTCGCTTGGTCAGTCTGCGACCCGAGCAGGATGTTCACCCAGTCGGGTCGCATCCGCTGCAGCTCGGTGCCGCGACTCGCGACGCGAGCATAGAAATTGCCGCTCAGCGACGCATCCTGTTCCATCCGGGCGAGGAGGTCACCGGTTGTTCCGTTCGGCCACGGCGTCTCGAGGATGCTCAGCGACGAATCACCCCACAGGTCCGCGGGACGGCCGGCGACGAGCTTCCGGTACTTGAACCGTGCCTCGCAGAACAACGCCGACCGTGTCCTCATGCAAGCGAACACGACGGGATTGCTCTTGTACGCCTGCATGGCGAGGCTCGAGAAGTCGCCGGCGATGTCGGGAACCTCGATGTTGCCCTTCACGACCTGGCCGCCCGTCAGCGCGTAGCCGTGGCCGGCGTAGTTCACGAGGTCTTCCCAGCCGCTCACCGTGAGGACTGGGATCGGGTCGCCGGCGGCTCGACGCTTGCCGGGGATCACCCTGTCGAGGGTCTCCCAGACGCCCATCAGAACGCGAACGGCTGCAACCCAGCCGCCTCCGCGGTCGCCGACGTGTGAACCATCGCCGCGGCAACGAGCGCGTCGATCGAGCGGCGCCGCTGCTCAGCAGACGACACGGTGCGCGATTGCTTGATCCTCGTGAACCGCACATCGCCGCCGGGGAGAACCTGCGCGCCAGCGTTCAAAGCGTGCCTCGTCAGCCCATCGTCGCCGCAATGACGCAGCCACCCGTAACGAAGCGCCTCCATGAACCGCTGATAGTCGAGGACCTGCAACGGAACCGACTGGGTCCGGTCGACGACTTCGGCGCCCAAGGTCTCTTCGATCCACTGCGACAACTGGGCTCCCTCCGTCATGTCCATCACGACCGTCTCGACCGGGTTCCGCTCGTGGATCTCCAGGAGCGCCGCCTCGATGAGGTGCGCGTCCAACTGGTTCCCGTTCCGTGGCGGCTCGAGAACAACGGCCGGCCCGAACAGCCGATACTCCGAATCACGAACCCACAACGGCACGAGCGCCGTCGTGTCGTACTTGAAGCCAAGGTCGAGACCAAGCCAGACAGGCTGGCCGGCGGGGATTTCGTCCGGGGTCTCAGCGGCAGCCCACTCAGCCTCCGTGATCGCAGCCGTGTCGGCACGCGTCGGAATGTTGCAAGTAAAACGGCGCCAGTGAGACAACGCCCACGACGGCCGTGCCCGCTTCGCACGGAGCGACTCAACAGTGATCTCGCTGAACGGATTCGCCAACTTCACGAGCTCGAGATCCTCCGGGTCGCCATCCTCCGGGATCGCGTACTCATGCAGCACCGACGACGGACCCACAGCACGAACGAAGCACGGCTCCCGCTCGATCGTGTCCGCGTTCTGCCTGAACTGCTCCCGCAACTCCTCGAACTCGCCGCCCGGCTCACCCGCCGTCGAGATCGTCACCAACTGCGCCTGCGTCTTGTCGAGCTTCCCCGCCCACGTCCGGTACAGCTCGAGGTTCCGGTGACGGTGGAGCTCGTCCAACAACGCGAGCGTCGGAATCACACCATCACCAGTCGACGCATCAGCGGCGAACACCTGGATACTCGACCGCATCAACTCACAATGGATCCGCCGGTAACCCGGCAAACACTTGAACATCCCCAAGTCGTTCCGGTCGACGAACCCCGCCGCCTGACGGAAGATCAACCCAGCCTGATCACGGCTCGCCGCCGCAACCGTCACCCACGCCTCCGACCGATGCTCAATGTGATACAGCGCCAACAACGCAACAAGCGTCGTCTTCCCGTTCGCCTCCGGCACCACCAGCCAACACTCAGCCTTCCCCGCGAACAAGTCAGCCACGAACCTCGCCTGATACGGCTCAAGCACGAACCGCTCACCAGCCGACGTCCTCAACCTGTGCGCCCACGCCGCGAAATGCTCAACCGTGAACGCAGCACCCGGCGTCGCCCTCCGCTTCCTCGGCGCCGGCACATTCGACAACCGCGGAGCCCGACACACAGAACACATCTTCCGCGGCCTGCCACGACCCGACTGCTCGAACACAGCCTGACACCGCGAACACACCGACCCCGCCAAAGTCTCTACCACGTGATTGGAATTCCTCCCAAAAAAT